TGGCAAACTATCTTGAGGTTAGCCCTTACGACATTGATCCTGATTACGGGAAAGACTACCCCGACAGCATTCTGCTAAAGACAAACTCTGACATCCGATGTACGCCAGTCGTGCCAACGTACAAAGCACAACCCAAAGACCTGTACCGACTTACAACCGAGATGGTTTGTTGGGATGAAACTTGGAACGACTTGCCAACAAAAACATTTGGCAAAACTATAATTGGTAGTCTAATTTGGGCGGTACCAAGGACGTCCGAAGAAGCAAAATATCAGCAGCGAGATAGCTACCTGATTAAGTGGAAAGGCGAGTGGAAAGTCCAACCCATACCCGAAGATATGGTGCCCGAAGCCATTCAGTGCGCTGAGATAACTTCTATAAAACCTGTCATCGCTTTATTCCTGTAGGCATTGTCTTTTAGTATCCTTATGGATATTATAAAGACGTCGTATCATTTAGTACAAAGTATACAAAAATATCCAAGAAGAGATAAAAAATGCACAACACACTTCGAGAAGATTACGGCGCGTTTATGACCGTCGACGAACTCGCAGACCTTGTGAAGGCGAACAAGCAAACGATCTACAACAAGCTGTATCGTGATGAGCTTGGCATCCCCCACTGGCGTAGTGGCAAGCGCTATCTGTTTCCAACAGACGGTGTTGCGGATTATATCGCCGCTCAGATGAAAGGGCCGAAGTCAGTCAGTGGCTAAGAACGATAAGAACGATATGGTGTACTCGCCTGTGTACTCGCCTGCGCACTACGCTGCAAGCGACATTGAGTGCATCGACGCCATGATCGCAGCGTTTGGTATCGACGCCGTCGAAACCTACTGCCGCCTCGCCTCTTTCAAGTACCAATGGCGTGCCGGAAAGAAAGACGATGCCACCCAAGATTTGCTGAAGTCTATTTGGTACACCCGCTTTGCTATGGGTGACGATCCCCGCGACTAAAAGTTCTCTGCCTTTAGCTGCGTGTATCGACGCAGGCTCTGCCAAGTCTTATGACCAGAGATCAAAGCCACCTGCGGTATTGTGTATTTCGCCTCATCTTCAAACAATCGACTGATGGCTTCATGGCGCAAGTCGTGAAATGTTAAGTCTTCTATGCCTATCCGCTTGCACACCCGCGCAAACCGATCCGAGATCGATGAACTGCGTGCAGGCTTACCAAACACATGATCTGGCCGTGTGGACAGGCGTCTGTTGTTACGGGTAACCCTGCTCATCCCCTCATATTCACGTAAGAGCACCTCTCTCACCGCCGGTAGCATTGGAATGATGTGATCACTGCCTTGTTTACGCCCAGGTGTTTGTCTGCTTTGTATGGCAACGGTGTGCCTGTCAAAGTCCACATCAACCCAACGCAGTTCGTGTATCTCACGTTGCCGCATACCCGAAGTCAGCGCCAGATCCACCATTGGCCCAAGCCAGTAGTTGCCAGACGTTGAATTGGCCTGCCGCCCTACCCCCTGCATCAACAGTTCGTACTCGCCTTTGTTCAGGCGGCGTGTGCGCTTGCGACTGCCGCCGACGAGCTTGAGTTTTGCCAGTGTCGGCAGCGTGTCTTTCACCGCATTAGACGGTACGTTGATGCTCCATATCGTGCGAGCGTAGTCGATGACACTGCTAAGATACCCAAGCTCCTTGGTCAGTGTGGATTCTGATACGTTTTGTGATCGACGTTTGGCGTAGGACAGCACGTATTGTGGGTTGAGTTGTTGAAGTGTGTCGCCCTGTAGCTCGCGTGACATGCGCCTGAGTGACGCTAGCTTAGAGCCGGTGATGGGGCTGACAGGCTGCAGTTCGTCAATATAGTTGTCGATCAGGTCGGACAGCTTATTGCTGATCAGTGTGCGCTCATCAACATACACACCCGCATCCATCTGCGTTTCAACTTTCCTTGCCCATGCTTTTGCCTCAGACTTAGTCCTGAAGGTTTTGCGCAGTGTTCGGTGAGGTGCTCGACGGATGACCGCTCTGTAGCCGTGAGGTCTACGCTCTATTGTCGGCAATGGACTGTCCCTTAGCTGTCCCTTCACCTTATAGTACTTTATAAAATGTTATAAAAACAACGGCTTAGCGTGGCGGCGTAGAGAATCCCTCTCTCTCCGCCATCTTATATTTTTTCCTTTTAAATCAGTGACTTATAAACATTTTGTGGCCTAAGGGACAGAAATTTAAGTGCCTGATTTTATTAGGTTTTATAATTTAGCCTAATTCAGACTGTCCCTAAGGGACACCTAGCTACGACGTCTCGGCCTGTGACCCGCCTTGCGATATTTCGCCGTCTTCTTTGCTATTTTTTTGGGTTGGGCGGAGAATTGTTTTCCGGCTTTGGTGTCTTTTCGTTTTTTATCGCTCGTGGCTTTATACTCTTTATCAGACAGAGCTTGGCGCGCTTTCTTTGGTAAATATCTTTCACCGGTTGCTTTTGACCCCTGTGTTGAGTTCTTTCCTGACTTAGTTCCCCACTCTTCTTTTGTCCATTTAGACAGCGATTTCTGTGCTTTGGTCTTTGGCCCTGAGTAACCGCCGCCGGACTTCTTATAACGCTGCGTTGCGATTTGCGCTTTCCTAGCACTCCATTGCCCAGGTTTTCCTCCGGCTGATCCGGCCTTAACCGATGCGACAATACGCTTCCATTTCTTTTCGTCTGTTCTTGCCATGCCTCACACCAGTAAGTTGAGTGATGTTGAAGAAGCAAGCTGCTGCACCTCTACACGCCCGTCTTTTGCTGTATAGATAGTTGGCTGAATTATCTCAACGGCTTCTCGTACTAGCTGGCCTTCTCCGCCGGTACGCAGCACCTCCTGTTTTTGGACAGCTACTTGCTTCCAACTAACAGGGGGCGCTGCATTTGTTGCGCTAACGTCCACTACTTCTTACCGTGCGTTTTCTGCACCGCGAAGTTAGCGAACTTGCTGGCACCTTTGTATTTCTTAAAACCTTCCTTGGGGTCTTTCATTATCTTCATGCTGCCATCGCCCTGCTTCATCCAGTGATACCCTTTGGGTGCTGGTACTTTCATGAGCCATTCCTCTTCTTGCTGTAGCCCTTCATCGGATAGTTCTTTTTCGCCATCTTCTTTGTATTAGTTGGCGGAGCGTTGAGCGGACACTGCTTGCCTTTGTGCATATGCACCTCCTATTTTCTATTTGACCAAGCCTGAGCACCAAAAAATGCCGCGAGTATCCCCGCGACAGAAACAAAATAAACTGCTGCCATATCGCCCAGAATACTGGCAGCTTGATTCATCCCAAAAAACTCACTGACAACCACGAGCGACGGGTAGAGAAGCATTCCCCACAGCGCAAACCAACTCATGGCACGTTGCGCATCAGCCCGTTCATGCTGCAGACGCAGTTCCTGTAGCTCTTTGCTAGTCTGCAGTTCCTCATCCGACACGATTCCGTCTTTATTTGAGTCGTATTCGGCGTACTCACTGCCTTCTTCTAGTTTCTTTGCTGCCATCGTTAGTCCCAAAATTTTGTGTCTGCTGCAACTCGCTTCGGGATGCAGTAGGCCGTTATGTTTTCCTGCATCTGATAACGATTATTGATTTTCGTTTTGCCAGTCGAGACGTAGTAAGCAAAGGTGTTGCATCTGGTTATGTCACGAAAGAAAAATCGATCTGGTATGGGTTCGCCGTTTACCACTACGACTAACAAAAACGCCATCATCATCCATACACCCCAAACAAAACCATGAACCCCAATGTGATGATGATTCCCCCCACCAAAATAGTGGTAAATCCCACTGCGATCTGTGCGTAAAGGTGCTCGCGTTCTTTTTTCTTCCGTGCAAGCATTTTCAAATGCGCCTGTCTGTCCGCTTCTTGTTGTCTTTTCATTGCCTTGAAATCATCCAAAACCTGTGGATCTAACATCGCCAGTAAATCGTGGACGTCCTTCCAATACCGCTCCTGCTGCCTACGCAGCTGGCTTAATCGCAAGAGGTCGCTCTGGCTAAGCGGTTTGAACGTAGATTTCCTACGTTCCATTTCAAAATTATTTAGCCCTTCACCAAACTCGCTAATCATCGCCATCACTGAAGACACGTTTGCTTTGCCCTCATTAACAGCAGAGATCAGCTGATTTATGGAACTCAGCGCTGCGGCGGCTCCTGCGATTGATTCTATGATCACGAGAGCTAACTCGGCGCTGTGGGCCAGACCACATCGTCAATCGACGTGACATGCGAAAAGTCACTGGGTAAATCTCGCAATTTTTGCCGATACATTTGCCACTCACTGCGCTGTTCAGCAATCAGTGGAGAATCAGGCATCTGCGTCCAATCAGAACCGGTCAGTAAGTCCGCCCTCATGGTTCGGATCAAAGCTAAGGCGTGTGCGTTCTTTACGTTGTTGGAGTCATCAGGTTTTTGTTGCAGCGAGCCACCAACATAAATTTGCGTAGCGTCATCCGCGACTCCCTCAACTACCGTTTCTCCCACAGATGCCTGCAGAGGCAGGTCTGCTTCGGTGCAGCTACCCGTTCTTAGGATGTTGCCGTCAGTATCGTGTACAAAAAACTGCTTCACTTCTTGACCTCAATCGCAGCTAAGTGCCGATTAGTGACCTCTGAAGTCGTTGCAGCCGCCATAGGGGTGCTGCCTAAATTCTCAAGTGTGAGGATGTACGTCACGACACCTGCCGAGGGCTGATTAGTCACAGACAAAGAAAAGAAATGATGACCACCTACGCCTGAACCCGATTTTTGTTGCTCTAATACTGTCGTTGAGGAGCCAGAGCCTGTCTGCCGTTTAATCTTCACTAACACACCGTGCGACCTTCCGCTGGTAGGCATTGCCGTCACTGCCCCGATTAAAAGTACCGGAGCACCAGTTGAGGTATATGAAAGGCTTTGAACCGTCGTTTCACCGCTAGAAGCACCGACA